ATTAGACGATAAGTCAACTGCATCTAAAACTGAAACTTTAACTAACAAGTCAATATCACTTGGCTCAAACACAGTTACATCAACTCTTGCACAATTGAACACTGCAGTTACTGATGCTGATGTAGCCTCTCTTGCAGGTTCAGAAACACTTACAAATAAGACAGTTTCTCTTGCCTCAAATACAGTATCAGGAACAATCGCACAATTTAACACAGCGGTTACTGACGCAGACCTTGCTACACTAGCAGGAACAGAAACTTTAACAAATAAAACTTTAACTAGCCCAACAGTATCAGGTCTATATATTTCAGATTCAGGGATTGTTTTTGAAGGCTCTGGTGGAGATGATGCTCACGAAACAACTCTTACAGTAACAAATCCAACTGAAGATCGCACACTAACTTTTCCTAACTCAACAGGCACTCTTGCAACACAAGAATATGTTGATTCATCAGTAAGCGGTGCTGCAGTAGATCAGTCTACTTTGGCTGGTACTGGAATTAACTGGAATGCTGGAACAAGTAAGTTTGACGTAGACACACTAGCAATTCAGGCTAAGGTAGCAGATGTTTCAGATACTGAAATCGGATACCTTAATGGCGTTACTTCAGCAATTCAGACACAACTAGATGATAAGTCAACTGCTTCAAAAACTGAAACACTTACAAATAAAACTTTAACCACTCCAACAATTAATGGACCAACAATTACCGCAACTGGTCAAACACCAACAATTCATGGTATTTATTTACCATCTCCACATACAATTATTTTTGAAGGTACAACGGCAGATGAATTTGAAACAACTTTAACTGCTGGTGAGCCAACTGCTGATAGAACTATTACTCTTCCTGATGGCACAGGAACTCTTGCTTTAGCAGCAAACGTAGCAGCACTTTCAGGTGCAACATTTACAGGAGCAGTATCAGGAACAGACCTAACACTTTCTGGTAACTTAACAGTTAATGGAACTACAACAAACCTTAACTCAACCAACCTAGTTGTTGAAGATAAGAACATTATTCTTGCAGATGTTGAAACACCTACAGATACAACTGCTAATGGTGGCGGTATTACGTTAAAGGGTGCAACAGATAAGACGCTTAACTGGGTAGATGCTACAGATGCCTGGACTTCATCAGAAGACTTCAATCTATTAACTGGTAAGGTCTATGAAATTGCAGGAACCTCAGTTCTTTCAGGTTCAACACTTGGTTCTGGAGTTACAGCATCTTCTCTTACATCTGTAGGAACAATCACATCTGGTACATGGACTGGTACAGCAATTGCAATTGCAAACGGTGGAACTGGTCAAACTACAGCAATGACTGCAGCAACTGCACTTCTTCCAGACCAGACATCTAACTCTGGCAAATATCTTACAACAGATGGCTCAGGAACACTTTCTTGGGGAACTGTTTCAGGATACTCAGCACCAACTATTGGTTCAACATCAGTTGCTTCAGGTGCAACAGTAACTACAATTGCTGGTTTAACTTTAGACTCTCCAGTTCTTACAACTCCAAGTATTAGCACTATTGATGCTGTTGGAGATTTACTTATTGGTACCGCAGATAATACTATAGGAAAAATTTCAATTGGAGCAAATGGATATCTTTTGACTTCAAATGGAACAACTGCATCCTGGCAAGCAGCAGCACCAAGTGGTGCAGCATTTAGCGAACTTATGCTAATCGGTGCGTAGCACTTAATAAAATTAAAAGTACTAACCCTTAACAAAAGGTTAACAGATTTAAACTCCGCATAAAACGGAGTTTTTTTCTTTGTAAATTTGTGATATACTTAACACTACTTTGGAAAACTCAAAGTACTCATCTAAATTTGCTTAGAAAGGTAAATACATGTCAGAAGTTTTTTCGTTTCGTCTATCAGAAGAATTTGTAAATAAATATAATAATGTTCCAGCACCATTTGGTTTTACAGATGCTGGATCTAACTCTTTAGGAGAAGTTACATTTATACGTACATATTCTAGAGTAAAAGAAGACGGTACAAAAGAACGATGGCATGAAGTCTGTCGCCGTGTAATTGAGGGTATGTATTCAGTTCAGAAGAATCATGCTAAAGATAATCGTTTACCTTGGAATGATAACAAGGCTCAAAAGTCTGCACAAGAGGCATTCCAAAGAATGTATGAACTAAAGTGGACACCGCCAGGACGTGGCTTATGGGCATTTGGAACCCCTATGACTATGGAAAAACGTAACTCTGCTTCCCTTCAAAATTGTGCAATGGTTTCAACTAGAGATATTGATCGTAATGACCCTGGTGCATTATTTGCTTGGGTAATGGATGCATTAATGTTGGGTATTGGGGTTGGATTTGACACCCTTGGACAAGACAAACAAATGTCTATTTATGCACCTACAGAGCCAGCAGTAGTTTATGAAATCCCAGATACCCGTGAAGGATGGGTTGAATCTGTAAGATATTTAATAAATTCATACCTTCGTCAAAACCAGCCTATTCAAGAGTTTACCTATGACCTTATCCGTCCTCTAGGAGCACCCATTAAAGGCTTTGGAGGGGTAGCCAGCGGTCCAGCACCACTTATTGATCTCCATACACGTATTAGAAATGTAATTGGCTCTAGAGCGGGGGAACTATTAGATAGTCGTGCAATTGTTGACCTTGTTAATCTTATTGGTACCTGTGTTGTTTCTGGAAATGTTCGTCGTTCCGCTACCCTTGCATTAGGCGCAGCAGAGGATGAAGGTTTCATTAATCTTAAAAATCCAGAAGTATTCCCAGAACGTAATTCCTATGATTCAGAAAAGCCAGGATGGGCTTGGATGTCTAATAATTCTATTTCAGCAACAGTTGGAACAAAATATGAAGACTATGTGGATTTAATTGCAGATAACGGAGAGCCAGGATTTATTTGGCTAGACGTGGCAAGAGAGTACGGAAGATTAAAAGATGCACCAGATTATAAAGATTCCAGAATCATGGGATTCAATCCTTGTGCGGAGCAGCCATTAGAATCTTATGAACTTTGTACACTTGTAGAAGTGCACTTAAACCGTCATGAGTCTAAGGAGGACTTCCTCAAGACATTGAAGTTTGCATATCTTTATGGAAAAACCGTAACATTAATGCCAACACATTGGCAACAGACAAACGGTATTATGCAAAGAAACCGTCGTATTGGAACATCTCTAACAGGCATTGCATCTTTTGCAGATAATAGCGGACTTCCAGCATTGCGTGAGTGGATGGACGAAGGATATGAAAAGATTCGTCACTATGACCATAAGTATTCAGAATGGCTATGTGTTCGTGAATCTGTTCGTGTAACTACCGTCAAACCTTCAGGATCTGTTTCTCTTTTATCAGGTGCAACTCCTGGAGTTCACTGGGGACCTGGTGGAGAGTTTTATCTTCGTGCTATTCGTTTTGGTAATACAGATCCAATGATGTATTTATTTAAAGCAGCGGGATATAAAATTGAAGACGATGTAGTATCAGCAAATACCTCAGTGGTTTACTTCCCAGTTGCATCAGGACACAAACGTTCTGAAAAACAGGTTAGTTTATTTGAAAAAATTGGTTTGGCAGCAACAGCCCAAAAGTATTGGTCTGATAATGGCGTTTCCGTTACTCTTTCATTTGACAAAGAAGAAGAAACAAAGTTTATTGCTCCAGCCCTAAATATGTATGAGGGTCAACTAAAGGCAGTCTCATTTCTTCCAATGGGTAACAAAACTTATCTTCAACAGCCTTATACAGAGATTACTAGAGAAGAATATAACTCTTACGTTGGCACAATTGGCAAGATTGACTGGTCTGCAATTTATGACGGTAAAGATAATTTAGATGCAGAATCTGAAAAGTACTGCTCAACAGATGCTTGTGAGATTAAATTATATTAGGCCGTATCCTGCTATAATAAGGGGGATAGGAGAACCATGTCTAACCCATCCAATTTATATGCAGAGAAGATCTTTAGTGAACACCCTCTGGTTCTTTGGGCACTAGACGAGAAACTTGATTACATAAGTTTAATCTCAGAGGCACAAAGGAACATACTTGGCCTTTGGTCTAAGACAAATTGCACGGCTTACTCTGGCACCTCTTTTGCAGGGGAACCATTTTCAACCAGTTACAATACAAATATTAGATGTAACGTACCAGTAGGGGCAACAAATGAGGCAACATTAATCAGTCCAGAGATAGTAAATTTTCAAGATCTAGATTCAAGACTTGGAACATTTTGTGTAGCAACACATTTTTATTCAAATACTCCTTATATTCAGTCAGTTGCTATTGGCTATGAATACACAGACACTACAACATCTCAGATAATTCAAAATTTAAAAGTCTTTCCAACTTCTTTATTTCAGGATTGGGGTTTTATATCTGAGACATTTGAGATCCCTGACGAAAACACAGATTTAAGAGTAGTCATAAAAATTATAACAACTTCTGGTGGAGCCACCACTGGAGACTATGAATTATATTTTAATGGCATAACTGTTGGTCAATGGTCTGAAGAGTTTAATGCAATATCTCTTGGCATAGATTCAGAAACATTTCCAGCAAACATTGACTTAACAACAACTAATGATGTTGTTGCAGCATCCGCTTATGGAATCTCCTCAGATACCGCATATTATTTAGTTGATGGAAATTATCTTGCTGCAAGGAATACTGGAATTCCATTAGTTTTTGGTGCATCTGGTATTACAAAACTTTTACCAAACGGAAACAACCCATCAGTTATTTTTCCTGGCAAAGGGTTTTTGCATGAAGAAGGAAGATATAATAATTATACTATTGAGTTTTGGGCAAGAATTAGTTCAGAAACTAATTCAGCAAAAAGAATATTTGGGCCTATTGGAAGCGAAGACGGGCTGTATGTGGAAGGTGGATTTTTAACACTTTTCATTGGCGGTAATTTTGCTTCACACTTTGTTGGTGAATGGTTTAGGCCAATGCTAATCCATATTGCTTTAACTAATAATAACGCAATAGTAATGATAAATGGAGAACAGGTTATATCTTTAGACTTTATTACTTCATCAATTAGTTTAGCCTCTGGAGTTGAAGAAAACTGGCTTGGGTTCTATGCACACGAAGATGTAACTCCAGTTGAGATAGATGCTGTTGCTATTTACTCCTACAGAGTTCCAGATATTGTTGCAAAAAGACGTTGGGTTTATGGTCAGGGTGTAGGTTCATCAGAAAATATTGATTCTGCCTATAGCGGAACCTCTGCTGTAATTGATTATCCGTTTGCAGACTATACTGCTAATTATAATTATCCAAGTTTTGCACAATGGCAACAGGGAAGTTTTGATAACTTGTCAACAACCGCAACCTCGTTAACAACTCCTGAATATGTTTTGCCAACAATTTTTACGGGTACAAAAACACTTCAAGATTTATATGATGACTCAGACACCCTATATTCAAACATAGCAAGCGGAGACCTTGGTACTGACAGTAGGTTTATATCACTAAATCCTAATAACTCCTGGAATAATGAAGGAGCATATATTAACTTTTCAAATTTTAATATATTAAATGATCAAGTGGCTTCTATCTACGGAGTCTTTCAAATAAATAATCAGGGCAGCGGAGCCGATGATGAAGAACAGATATTATTTAAAATATATAATCAAAGCACAGGAAACTATTTTACTGTTAATGTAGACGGACTAAATATTGTTTACTCTTTAGTTTTCGGTGGAGTTTCAGAAGAAATTTATCGAACAGACCACATTGGACTTCAAGAACTTTTTGCAGCAGGAATTAATATTCAAAATCTTGTGTTAGAAAATGGTGGAAATGTTGCTACATTCTTTGGAAATCAAAACTCCTTAAGCCTCTACGTTGGCGGAGATAACTCTGGAGATAAAACCTTTAAGGGTTATATTTTTTCTGTTGGTCTTTCAACAGCATTAAACTCAAATGAGATATCCTCATATTTTGAAAATAACGGAACTGCGATTGTTGATACTTATACTGGAAGCGGAATTGAGTATTCAGAAAATGCCCTTGCACTTTTAGCGCACACAGCAAGTTATACCCTTTTACCAACATTTGCATATAATAAGTTATTCTTCGATATTGGAGTTTCAGGGCACTGGGAAGACTACCTACCTTTATCTTATTTTGGACAATATGTTCAAAATGATATTGGAAATTCTTTTTATGACTTAGACTTCTTACAGTTTAATCTTGGATATCCATCTACATCTAGCCTACTACAATCAGAAACTGTTGGATCCTGGACGTATCAAGGACTAAAAAATGAGTATAGAGTCTTAACAGAAAAGACTTATGGTGAGTTGGATAATGCACTATTTACGGGTTGGAGTAATTACCAAGACCTATCCCAAAAGTCTTTAAAAAATTATGAATATAATACAGAACAGGCATCAATTAGAAGTTATATAACTTTCCAGTATATTAGCGATGGAGCAAATGCTTTACCTGAAACATTTACAACTACAGTTTCTGCAAAAGAAAACTCAGTTATTGACGTTTCTGAATACGCATCTTGGGGTACAACAAAGTTTGAGGTTGTTGATAATACTTTAATTTATCCAAGAAAAGATGTTGACTTTAATGATTTAGCAATTGTTTATAGTCTTGATTTTAATGTTCGTGGAATCTTAACAAAACCAGTATCTCTTAAGAAACTAGAACTTGCTTCTCAGTCTTTTAATGAAAATTCATTTAATCCAGTTGGAACAAGGTTTGGAACTGATCTATTTCCATACAAGCGTTCTGGTATATATTATGACTACAAAGGAAAAAATCCTTTTAGCATTTATAAAGGAAGCACACCTTATCTCTATTTCAATAAAACATCTGGAATTCAAGTTCGTGGAGATTTTGACTACAATTTTGACCGTGGTATTTCTATGCCTATTAATCAATCTGTTGCAGAAAATTATAAAGTAAGTGCTTTTCAATCTTGGATTAAGTATGATAAAAGATCTTTTCCATTAACTCCAATAAGTTTATTTGAAATAAAATATAAGGCAGATACCATTATTTTTAATATCGTTGCAAATGATGAGTTTGGGCAAAGAGGCAAAGTTTTTGCAAAAAATAAAAGCGATAACTCAGATTTTAATGACCTTTCATATTTTGTAAACGGAAAAATTGTTTATAATCCAGTATTAACCTTAAACGAATGGGCCGTACTAGGGATAAACTTTGGAACGGCCTTAAACCTTGACTTATTCTTAGGATCTATAAACTTAAATAGCCCAGCAATATTTAATAACATCTCCTTTTACCAAGCAAATAATCTTCAGCAGTTGCAATCTAGAAGCACTAGACCTTGGAGCAGAGTTAAGCAAGATGGAGAAATCCAGCAGGATTGGGAATTCTGGCTAAACAATTATTCTTGGGATAGCACCTTGTTTACATTAGCCTCAGCCTTGTATGGGGTAAACTCACAAGAGGTTTATAACAACTACATGGGAACTAATAAGATTATCATTGATGACGAAGAAGGCATGGTGTTTGATGCTGACAAGATGAGAGTCTATAATGACACTAGTTGGTCAGTATCGGTAGGCACACCAGTATAGTCTGCTATACTTATGGTTATGGATTCTCTATTTAGCCCAAAAACTGGTAAACCTATTGTCGAAAATGTACGACGTAAGGTCATTGATAAGCATTATGACTGGGGTCTATACGTGTACAAGAAGTCAGATGGAAAGTGGTTTACTGACGGAACTGGTTCTGTATTAAACATTCCCGCTCAAAAAGGTGACATCTCAAAGATTGCAGAACTTAAAAAGGCTGCAGTATTTAATGGTGATGATGGGGAAGGCAAAGCGGTCTTTGTTCCAGGATTAACAAGAATTTCAGAAGAAGAATATTCAGAACAAAAAGACAGAATGATCCAAGGTTTAATTCCAAATGTTAATGACCTAGGCGCAATTGCAGATGCACAAAAAACATTAAAAACACACGGAAGGGATGCGTACGAAAGTGACTGATGATGATAACTTCCAGTATGTTAGAGCAAGTTTAAATACTCAAGAACAAGAGGATAGCCAGTTTAAGGGTAGCGACCCATTTAATAAAAATTGGGAAGAATTAAAAGAATACTCTGGCTTAGATCAAAACTTTCGCCGTCGGGTAGTAAGACAGATTAGCAAAGCAGTATCTCCAACACCAGCGTATCTAGATTCTGCAAATGCAGTACCTGCTGGAGTAGACGATGCTGGATCAAAGGCTCTTAATCCTGGAACTGTATACAGGAACGGATACGGTCTATTTGATGTAATTACACCACCATACAACATGTATGAACTAGCAAATTTTTATGATACATGTTTTTCAAACCACGCTGCAATTGATGCAAAGGTAGAAAACATTGTAGGTCTTGGTTACAGGTTTGATGTTACAGATAGAACTTCACTAAGATTAGAAACTTCAGAAGATGAAGGCGCAACTGGTAGAGCAAGAAGCAGAATTGAAAGAGCAAAGATTGAACTTCGTGATTGGTTAGAAAACCTAAACGATGACGACTCTTTTACAAAAATTATGGAAAAGGTTTATACCGATGTTGAAGCAACAGGTAACGGCTTTATTGAAGTAGGTAGAACACTTAAAGGCGATATTGGTTACATTGGTCACATACCAGCCACTACTGTTCGTGTTCGTAGACTTAATGATGGATACCTTCAAATTATTGGTCAGGCCGTTGTTTACTTTAGAAATTTTGGTGCAAACAATCCAAACCCAGTAACAGCAGATAGCCGTGCAAATGAAATTATTCACCTTAAGTCATACTCTCCACTAAATACTTATTATGGAATTCCAGATATTGTTTCTGCAATGCCGTCATTAATTGGTGACCAACTAGCATCAAGATATAACATTGATTATTTTGAAAACAAGGCTGTACCACGATACATCATTACCCTGAAAGGTGCAAAACTTTCTGGAGATGCAGAAGACAAGATGTTTAGATTTTTACAAACTGGGCTTAAGTCTCAGTCTCACAGAACTCTTTATATTCCACTTCCTGGAGATACAGACCAGAACAAGGTTGAGTTTAAGATGGAGCCAATTGAAAACGGTATTCAAGAAGGATCTTTCAAGGAGTATCGTAAACAAAATCGTGATGACATTCTAATTGCTCACCAGGTTCCTATATCTAAACTTGGTGGCTCAGATTCTGGTTTGGCGGCAGCACTCTCCCAAGATCGTACATTTAAAGAGCAGGTTGCTAGACCAGCACAACATCATTTAGAGAAGGTCGTTAATAAGATTATTAAAGAAAAAACAGATGTTCTTGAACTTAAGTTTAATGAACTAACTCTTACAGATGAAATTGCTCAATCGCAGATTCTTGAAAGACTTGTTAAGACTCAAATTATGATGCCAAACGAGGCTCGTCAGGCTCTTGATTTGCCACAACGCAAAGATGGAGATGAGCCATTTGTCATGACTCCAAGACAGGCAACTGATGCTGCTGCAAATCTTTCTGGGAATAGAGCAAGAGATACAGAAAGAACAAATAACAATTCTGACTCCCCAAGTACAGTTGCTGGACGCAATCCTGCGGGTGAGGGTAGATCGTCTCAGTAATTGAGAAATCTAATAAAACATTTGGTATAATGGATTCTGATATGATGATAAATAAGGCAAATTGGACAACAGACAAGGATAGCCTACGTCTGTCAATGCCTATTGGTAAGGTAGACGTAGAACGCCGAATGGTCTCTGGCTTTGCATCTCTTGATAACATTGACAAGCAAGATGACATTGTTACAGCAGAAGCAAGTGTTCAAGCATTCAAAAATTTCAAGGGCAACCTAAGAGAAATGCATCAGCCATCAGCAGTAGGAAGAATGATCTCATTTAAAGAAGATCGCTATTTTGATCCAAATTCAAAGAAGTTTTATAACGGAGTTTATGTCTCTGCTTATGTTTCAAAGGGTGCACAGAATGCCTGGGAGAAAGTCCTAGATGGCACATACACTGGTTTTTCTATTGGTGGCAATATTAAGGTTTGGGACGATGCATATAATGCAGACCTAGACAAGTCAATTCGCATTATTAAAGATTATGATCTTTATGAATTGTCATTAGTTGATAGCCCAGCAAATCAATTTGCAAGTATTATTTCTGTTGAAAA